GTAATTTTATCGTTGGTGATGGTAGTAATTTTGTTTTAGAATCTGGTGCTACTGCTAGAACATCTCTCGGATTAGGAACAATATCAACAGCAGCTACAAGTGATTACGCTGCTACAGCAAACAACTTGTCTGATTTAGCAAATGCAAGCACAGCTAGAACTAATTTAGGTGTTGCTATAGGAACTGATGTACAAGCATATGATGCACAGTTGGCAGACATAGCGGGACTGAATCCAACAGATGGATATATCATTGTAGGCGATGGTAGTAATTTTGTAACAGAAAACGGAGCTACAGCAAGAGCGTCTTTGGGACTTACTATAGGCACAGACGTATTGGCACATGATGCTAACCTCAGTTCTTTCGTAAGCACATTTACTCTTCCAACATCAGACGGTACTAACGGTCAAGCTCTAATAACAGACGGATCAGGTACACTATCATTCTCTACTATTTCAGGTGGTGGCGGTGGTGGAGGTTCATTTACTGCAACTGCTTCCGGTTCACTGTCTGATGGCAGCACCGTAATTGTAAATAGTGATGGTACTGTGAGTGTTGTTGCGGAAACATCAACGCCTGCAGGTTTTGGTTCTGCGACTGTATTTGAAAGTGGCACTACAGTTGATGTCGCAGCAACATTTGATTCATCCAATAATAAAGTAGTAGTAGTTTATGCAGATAACAGCAACAGCGGTTACGGCACAGCAGTTGTAGGTACTGTTTCAGGTACAAGCATTAGTTTCGGAACACCAGTTGTGTTTGAAAGTGCTAGTACCAGTTACATTACAGCAACCTTCGATTCAAACTCAAACAAAGTCGTAATTGCTTATCGAGATGGTGGAAACTCAAACTACAGCACAGGGATTGTAGGTACTGTTTCTGGTACAAGTATATCTTTCGGAACACCTGCAGTTTTTCGAAGTGCTGCTACTGAATACAACTCTATTATTTTCGACTCAAATTCTAACAAAGTCGTAATTGCTTATTATGACGAAGGAAACTCATACTACGGCACAGCAGTTGTTGGTACTGTTTCTGGTACAAGTATATCTTTTGGAACACCTGTAGTTTTTCGAAGTGCTACGTGTCATTATATAAAAGCAACATTTGATTCAAACTCAAACAAAGTCGTAATTGCTTATCGAGATGATGGATCCTCATATTACGGCAGGGCTATCGTTGGTACTGTTTCAGGTACAAGTATTAGTTTTGGTTCTCCAGTTACATTTAATACTGCTAGTTCGAGTTTAATGTCACCAGTGTTTGATTCAAACTCAAACAAAGTCGTAATTGCTTATCGAGATGGTGGAAACTCAAACTACGGCACAGCAATTGTGGGTACAGTCTCGGGCACAAGCATTAGTTTTGGTTCTGAGACTGTATTTGAAAGTGATTCTACTTTGTCATTGAGTGCAATATTTGATTCAACGAACAATAAAGTCATAATTGCTTATAAAGACGGTGGAAACTCAAACTACGGCACAGCAATCGTAGGAACCGTAAGCGGAACAAGCATTAGTTTTGGTTCTGCGACTGTATTTGAAAGTGCAAGCGTTAATCAGGTGAGTTTGGCTTTTGATTCATCCAATGATAAAGTAGTAATTGCTTATCAAGATAATGGAAACTCAAACTACGGCACAGCGATTGTTTATCAACCAGTCGCTGGGCCTGCTGTAACAAACCTCACAACAGAAAACTATGCCGGTATATCAGACGGAGCATATTCAAACGCAGCAACAGCTACTATCCAAACTGCAGGATCAATTGATGATGCACAATCAGGATTAACAGCAGGTCAAGCGTACTATGTCCAAGAAGACGGTACACTAGCAACGACTCCGGATACTACAAGTGTTTTTGCGGGTATAGCAATTAACTCTACAAGTCTCTTGATTGGAAAGTCAGAACCTGATACAGCAGTGGCTTATGCAGATATTACTGGTACTCCAACTATTCCTGCAGATGTATCTGATCTTACTGATACTACATCTCTACTTGGTGGTGGATCTGGTTTACAGCAAGATTTTACTGCTAACGGTGCAATAACTTCAGGAAAGGCTGTCATATTAGAAAGCGCAGGAACTGTAACTCAAATCGGGGAAACAACAACAGCTAGAGATTACCCAGAAACTTCATCAGCTCAAACCGGTTACGGTTCTGGTAACTATGTTTTAAGATCTTCTGGAGGGTACCAGCAGTCATTGTACATAGCTGAACATAGTGGTAGCACCAAGAAAATGATTCATATGTTTACTGACGGTGATAGCAGTGGCTACCCTAAAGGAGCTAATGTCAGAATTATTGCATATGATGGTAGTAGTTATACTTTAGGAACTCGTGTTAATATATCAGGTGATACTACCAACTGGAATAAATTTAGAAACACAAGTATTGTTTCTACTAGTACGTCTGGTACTTTTTTAATATTTTATACTCACTTAGATGCAACTGGATCTAACGCTGGTACAGACTATACTAAATATAGGACTCTTACATATTCTGGTACTACAATTACACTAGGATCTGAAGTAGATTTTGATGTAGATATTTCAGGTGACGAGACATTTCATGTAGTAGAAGATCCACATCAAGACGATAGATATGTAGTTGCTTATAGAGATAATAACAATAGTAGTTATTATACTATTAGAGTTTTAACAAATTCAAGTGGTACAATATCATATGGAACTAAAATAGCTTTATATTCTGGTACTGCTTATAATTTAAATCAATTTAAATTAGATCCAAAAGTAGAAGGAAGATATCTTCTTATTGATGGATCCAGTCAGACACACATAAGAACTGGGGTAATTAATTATAGTGCGAATAGTGCTACTTGCGGATCGGCGATTACTCCAGGATCAGGTGCTACACAGTTAGGAGCAGATTGGGATCCTTTCAATTCAGGAAAAATTGTTGCATCATATGATACTGATTGGACTTTGGGTCAAAGAAAGGTTCACGCCAGAGTTGGCACCTACTCGTCAGGTACAAATGCAGTTTCTTTTACAGCGTCAGCAGTAGCATTTCCTACCAACAGTGGAGATTATGGTTCCTCATTAATACCATGTGAAGTTTTTGCACAACCAGGAGCAGCTAATCAATTTTGGTCAGTAAAACAACACGAAGGTACCAGTAGTGATTATTTTTACGTGTGTGCAATAGAAGTGAGTGACACCACACCTAGTATTACTGAATACACAGCTTATAAGCGACACGGTAGTTTTGCTTTAGATTGTAAAGATAAACAAATTGCTGTCATAGAATTTAATGACCCAGGTGCATTGTTACACTATGGTTATTCAAAATACAGCGCAAGTAATATAGCAGAAGGGTCTTTTATAGGATTTGCAAGCGAAACGGTTTCAGACGCAGGCACTGTTACTGTAGATTTGACAGGAGGCACAACTACCTCACAGTCTAGTTTGACAATAGGTTCTACGTATTATGTGCAAGATGATGGTTCGGTAGGAACTACAGTTTCATCCACTGCTGAGGTTTTTGCAGGTAAAGCAACTGCGGCTGATACTCTATTGATAGGTGTACAGGATTCTTCAATATTAAAAGATTCTGACATAGGATCTGCGGTTCAGGCTTACAGTGCAAATTATTTATTATCATCGGCAGTTGGAAGTTCTGTACAAGCGTATGATTCAAACCTCACTAGCTTTGTCAGTGCGCTTACTTTACCTACAAGTGACGGATCAGCCGATCAAGTATTAAAGACTGACGGATCAGGTACACTATCATTCTCTACTCTTTCAAGTGGTGCAGGTTCATTTACTGCAACTGCTGATGGTGCTATATCAGATGGTGATACAATCATCATACAATCAGACGGCACTGTTAAATCTGTTGCTGTAGCAGAAACTTTTGCAGCTGGAACGGCTGCATCTCCTGGTACCATAATAGGATCGTTAATGATTCCCGACACAAGTACCGCTCTTGTTTTTTGGTCTGATTCGGGTATAAAGTGTGCAGTTGCTACAATAACAGCATCTACAAATGCTATATCACTAGGAGCTACCCAAACAGTAACTTCTAACGCCCCTGTTTCAAACCAAATACATCCTGTCTGGGATCCTGATACGAATAGGGCAGTTTTGTTTTATAGAGTAACCAACACAGGACTTGTAGCTATAGCTATGAGTATTTCTGGAAATACTGTAACCGCAGGTACTCAAGTAACAATAAGCTCTAATACCTCAGACGCTCCTATTGGAATGATATATGATACTAATAGGGATGAATATATAGCTTTTGGCGTACACCAAGATAACGGAATTCATGGTTATGTTGGAACAATAAGTGGAACAACTCTCACATTTGGTTCAGGAATTGAAGTAGAAGGTTCATTAGCTAGTAATACATATTATTATTGGAACACTAATAAACCGGGAGATGTTGAGTGGGATCCAGTTGCAAATAGATTTTATATAGTATATAATAGGTGGTCTAACTATTCTGGTTATACCAAGACAATGTATCACAAATCTGGTTCTAGCAGTGGAACAGCATTCTCCTTTGGAAGTACGTACAGTAATGGATCAGCCCAGGAATACTCTCAGTCTTACTCGGGATTCGATATTAGTCGAGGATCAATTGTAAATGTAGGAGAAAATAAATTTGCTATAGGCGGTGAGGGTAGAGGAGGTTACACTAGTAATTACACTCATTCAGTCGCAATATATACTGTCAATTCTAGTAGTTACGGTATTACTAAAGGAAGCGATTATACTCCTCACAGTGGAGCTACTTCTGATAGCTATAATCTTTCATTAGGTTACAATAGTGATAATGGTAAAATTGTGGCTTCAATATACGATAATACAAATAGCAACGCTCCTGCCAAAGTTGGTACCATTAGTGGAACTACAATAACTTTTGGAGACGCAATAACAACATCTGGAGGCAGTGGGGGTCACTATTGGGACTATAACTCTAGTATAGAAAGATACATACTCAACGCTCAAATAATAAATCAAAGTAGTGTTACCAATGTAACTACAGAAAACTACATAGGCATTTCAGACGGAGCATACTCTGACGGTGCTACTGCTACAGTACAAATTGTAGGGTCAGTAGATGATGCACAGTCTGGATTAACACCAGGCCAAGCGTACTATGTACAGGGAGACGGTACACTAGGAACGACTGCGGATACTCCAAGTGTCTTTGCGGGTACAGCAGTATCATCAACTAAACTAATTATCAAGGGATAAAATGTGAAAACAATAGAAGAAGAAACAGAAGTATAAATAAAAGAAACATCGAAGGATCACACGAATGGCAGCGCCTACTACAAGACAAGAACTAATCGACTACTGTTTACGCAGGCTAGGGTTTCCTGTCATTGAAATTAATGTAGATGACGATCAAATTTCTGACCGCATTGATGACGCACTTCAATACTGGTATGAGTATCACTTTGATGGTCGCCAGAAAATTTTTATATCCCATGAAATCACAGGTGACACTCTAAGACTGGCATCTATTTTAACTAGCAACTATACTGTTGGTGAAAAATTGACAGGAGCTACTTCAGGTGCAACAGCCACAGTTAAGGCACTTGCTACAGCAAACAATTTTACAGTTGAGAATGTTCAAGGAACTTTTCAGGCAGGAGAAAATGTCACTGGTTCTCAATCCGGTTATACAGCAGCACTAGCCTCATCGAATCATTATACTGCTGGAGACATGGGAAACAAGTATATCACAGTGGGTGACGGCGTTTTATATATCACTAGAATGTTTAACTTTGGCGGCGCAACTAATTCTACCAGAAGTGGTAGCGAGTTATTTGATGTAATGTATCAGTTCCGTCAAAATGATCTGTACAATTTATTGGGTGCAGACATGACATACTACTCTATTGTTCAGTCTCACTTATCAACACTAGAACAACTATTGGTTAATCAAAGACAAATACGTTTCAACAGAAAAATGAATCGTGTTCACATAGATACTGATTGGGATAAAACTTTTGACCCAGGAGACTATGTAGTTTTTGAAGCATACAGCATTGTAGACCCGTCTGAGTTTTCCGAAGTGTATGACGATATGTTCTTGAAAAAATACGCAACTGCTCTTATCAAAAGGCAGTGGGGTGAGAACATGAAGAAATTTGGAGGCATACAGCTTCCAGGTGGTGTTACACTAAACGGAGACAAAATATACGAGGAGGCAACAACAGAAATACAGCAAATCGAAGAAGATATGCAAATGAAGTATGAACTGCCTCCCACTTTTATGATAGGGTAGTTAGATGCCCACTAATTTCTATTTTCAAAGCGGTAACACAAGCGGCACTACATCTGAACAACGTCTAGTAGAAGACCTTGTTATAGAAAGCCTTAAAATATACGGACATGACGTATATTATTTACCTCGCACTCTTGTAGATCAAGACACTATATTTGACGAAGATACACTGAGTAAATTTACTCAGGCATATCCATTGGAAATGTATCTTGAAAATGTAGATGGATACGAGGGAGAAGGTGAATTGTTTAGTAAGTTTGGCATTGAAATACGAGATAAAGCAACTTTTATTTTGGCAAAACGCAGATGGGAAGATTTAGTATTTACATCGAGCGGTACTTTTCAACTAGAAGCAAGACCGGCTGAGGGGGATTTGCTATTTTTTGAGAAGACAGGATCTCTGTTTGAGATTAGATACGTAGAATTTCAAAATCCTTTTTATCAGTTAGGAAAAATATATACATTTAGATTAGAATGTGAACTCTTTGAATACAGCTCTGAACTCATTGAAACTGGAATTGACGCACTTGATGAAGTTTATGAAGAACAAAATATTGATATGTTGGTTCATCAAATTGAACTTGAAACTGGAGATTTGTTCTTACTTGAGGACGGTAGTAGTTTAATTAACGAAGATTATGCAGCACAAAAATCAACCGCTAATACTGATAATACAAACTTTATTACTCAAGAATCTGCAGGTGACATTTTAGACTTTACCGAAATAAATCCTTTTGGTGAAATAGGTAGTTAGGTATGTTTAGAAACAGACAATTTTATCACGAACACGTTAAAAGAGCTATAGTAGCTTTTGGTATGATATTTAACAATATCAACATCAATCGTGTGGATGGTAGTAATGTGACACAACAAGTGATACGTGTGCCTTTAGCATATTCCACTAAACAGAAATTTATATCTAGAATAGCACAAATACCTACTACAGAGTCTAGAGGTGAAGTTGCTCTGGTGTTACCTAGAATGGGATTTGAAATACAACAATTTGAGTATGATCCTGCAAGAAAAATATCTCCTATACAAAAGAACAAAGCTATTGTTTCAGGTAATGCAACTACGGCTGTAAGTAGATCATATGTTTCAACTCCTTACAATATGACCTTATCTTTATATATTTTTGCAAAAAATCAGGAAGATGGACTGCAAGTAGTAGAACAAATACTACCATTTTTTAATCCAGACTTTAATGTTACTGTAAATGAATTGCCTGAGTTAGGAATAAAAAGAGATATAAAAATCACTCTTGACAATATTGATTATGACGATTCATATGAAGGTGCTTTTGCAGATAGACAAAGTATTATTTGGACGTTGAATTTTACTATGCGTTTGAACTTTTATGGATATGTTTCAGATCAAGGTATCATTAGAGAGGCTATAGCAAATGCTTATGCAGAAACTAACCTAGAAAACATAGCAAACTCTAAAACATATTCAAAGATAACAGCGAGTATCACTACACAAGTAGCAACAGCCACCGCAGTAATTTCAAGTGGTGCAGTAAGTGAAATACAAATAGACTACGCCGGCGCTGGGTATTTAAATCCTCCTACTATCACAATTTCTGGTGGAGGTGGTTCTAATGCTACAGCCGAAGCAACACTAAATACTGATGGAACACTTAAAACTATAGATATTACTGCTGGTGGAACAGGTTATACTTCAGCCCCAACAGTAACAATTGAAAATCCACCTGATACTGTGGCTGATCCTTCTCCTGCAGATCCGTTTAGATTTGTTTTGCAATTTGAAAACATATACGATGAGTAAAAAATATGAGTACATTCGACAGTTTAGACGATACGTTTAAAACGGATAAGACAAAGGCTCTCTCCTCTAATTTGAAAGAAGTAAGGGAAAAGAATAACTTGCCTGCTCCTGCATCTACTCCAGAAAAAGAGTTGGAGGATGACTATCAAGAAGCCAGAGAAATTTTGAAAAGAACTGCTGATTATTCAGAAGAAGCAGTCAAAGGAATTTTACACATTGCAAAAAATAGCGACCAACCAAGAGCGTATGAAGTGGCAGGACAGTTGATAAAAACACTTCAAGACAACGCAAAGGATATGATGGCAGTACAAGAACAAAAGAAAAAAACTGAGGGTGAAACTACAGCGTCTAATAATAAAGTTACCAATAATAATTTGTTTGTAGGAAGTACCAAAGACTTATTGAGAGCATTAAATAAAGAAGACGTTATAGACCATGAGTGAAGAACGCACCTCCTATCACGGTAACCCCAATCTAAAAAATATAGGTTACGAACACTCTTTCACTAAAGAACAGCTCCAAGAGTATGTTAAGTGTCAGAAGGATCCTATCTATTTTATAGAAAACTATTGTCAAATTATCACACTAGATAGGGGTTTGCAATTATTTAAACTTTACGAATGTCAAAAGAAAAAAGTAGATCTCATACTTAATAACCGTAAAGTTATTTTGATGGAAGGCAGACAGCAGGGTAAGACTGTAACTGCCGCAGCTTGTATACTTCATTATACTATTTTCAACAGTGATAAAACAGTTGCCATTATGGGTAACAAGACAGCATCAGCAAGAGAGGTGTTGGCACGCTATCAAACCATGTATGAAAACTTGCCTGTATGGATGCAGCAGGGCGTAAAGACATGGAACAAAGGTGACGTTGAATTAGAAAACAACTGTAGAATATTCACAGCAGCTACGACTACTTCAGGTATTCGTGGTAAGTCTGTAAACTGGCTATACATTGACGAGGCGGCAATCATCCCAAACAATGTTGCCGATGAGTTCTTTGCCTCTGTATACCCCACTATTTCTGCAGGTGAAACTACAAAAATCCTACTCACTTCAACTCCATTAGGATACAATCACTTTTGGAAGTTTTGGAATGAGGCAGAGAAAGGTGCAAATGGCTTTAAGCATCACTTTATACCTTATACAGAAATTCCAGGAAGAGATGAAAAATGGGCTGAAGAACAATTTAAACTTCTCGGTGAGTTAAAATACAACCAAGAGGTTCTGTGTGAGTTTTTAGGTTCATCCAACACGCTTATCAATGCAAGAACTATAGCACAGTTAAGCTCTAAGGAACCTATATTTTATAATGAAGATGGTTTGTCACTATACGAAAACCCACAAGAAGATCATTATTATTGTATTACAGTAGACACTGCTAGAGGTATAGGCGGAGACTATTCTGCATTTGTTGTG